CCGAAGGATAACCATGTATATCAGCAAGCTCCATTCGAAGCGATTTCCGAAGAAGAGTTTAATAAGTTAGATGAGCAAATGCCATCTATTGTTGATTTCAGTCTTCTCTCTCAGTACGAGATGGAAGATACAACCACTAATACTAGAACCTTAGCCTGTACAGCTAATGGTTGTGAGCTAACCTAAGGAGTTTAATATGTCCCATTTATTTGTTGAATCTGAGTACGATATGGACTTGGCGTTAGCCGAAACTATTAAATTAGTTAAGCTATCCAATGCCACGTTGGATGTAGGATTTAACAATTTAAACATGGTGAATATTTTCCTAGACAATCTTAAGAACGAACTCATCGAACAAAAGATTGCTCCAGGAGAGAAGAACTTTCATTTGAATATAATGGTGAAGAATAATGAACAAGCTTGAAATTTTACTAAAGAAGTGGAAGGAGGGGTCCATAAAGGACCCTAACCTTTCCCTTTGTTTATCTTATATAAATTCAATTACACTGGAAAAACTACATGAAAGACAGCCTACAGTTGTCGAAGGATCTGATCCAGTACCTGGAGAAGACAATTCAATTAAACCCAAGCGACTTAAAACTAAAGGACTATGAACGAGGTTTTAAGGCTGGTCAATTAGAAGTAGTTGCTAAACTAAAGGTTCTATTTGAACAGCAAGAAAGGAGAGTAACTAATGGGCGGTAAAAGTGGTAATAGTCCTAAAATGGACTCAGCTGGATATATGCGTCAACAAGAAGAAATGATGCAACGGCAGATGGAGCTACAACAACGTTATCAACGAGAAGCCGAAGATCGTATGCGTGCTGAACGCGATAGAGAACGTCAATTAGAATATCTCCGTAGACAGGAAGCGGCAGCCAGTAAAGAAGAGTCTCTAGTAAAGAAACAACAACAAGAGGCTAATTTATTCCAAGAAATGACTGGCCAAACTAAAAAAGATACAACGGAATTTGGTGGCGGTTTCAATTTAGCTATGCCTACAATTGAACGACCTGATTACGAAAAAGAAGGTAGACCAATCTAAGGAGAGAAAATGAATTCTGAAAAGACTATTAAAGACCGATGGTGGACGCTTAATGCAAAACGAGAATCTAAATTAAACAAGTCTCGTGCTTGCTCAGCTTTAACTGTACCAACTCTATTGCCTTATCAATCCATCAGTGGAGAGGATAATCTTTTTCAGACATACTCTTCTGTACAATCAAGGGGTGTTACTTCGCTGGCAAGTAAAATCCTTAGTGTACTTATTCCGCTAAATGACACACCATTCTTCTCCTTTGGTCTTAAGAATGGTCGTGAGCCTACCCCAGAAATTGCTGAATACCTTAATAAACTTTCTTTTCAGGTATATCACAAGTTAATTTCAAATAACCTTAGAGAAATCTCATATCTAGCCATGCAACATTTAATTGTTGTGGGTGATGTATTGATTGTAATGGAGAACGACTTCTCATTCCGAGTCATCCGTCTAGATCAATTTGTTGTGCGTCGAGATGTAAATGGATCGGTAAAAGAGTTCATCTATCTAGAATTCATTTCACCATCTAACGAGGAGCCAGCAAGTGCCTATGATTTCATTGCGGGGGAAGAAAAACAAACAGGTTTTAAAACAGTATACGTTAGAGTCTTCCAAACAGAAGATGAAACATGGGAAGTTGAAAAAGAACTGGACGGAGAAATTATCGACAGAGGTTATTATTCTGTTCTTCCTTATATTATACTGCGCTGGGCTAGTATTGCTGGCGAAGATTATGGACGTAGCCATGTCGAGGATATATACTCAGATATCAGAACACTGGAATCATATAGTCGTGCAATGATTCAAGGTATGGCTGCTGGTTCTACATTCTTTATGGGTGTTGATCCAGCTGGCATTACTGAAATTGATGATCTTTCTGTAGCTACTAATGGTCAATGGGTAGGTGCAAGAAAGCAAGATGTATTTGTCATTACACCAGGTGAAACAATCAATCCACAACTACAGGCTTGTGCGGCTGCGGTTGACAATATGCGTAAAGAAGTAGGACAAGGATTCCTATTACAAACAGCTGCTATGCCTACTGGAGATCGTGTAACAGCTACAGCCGTCCGAGCCGTAGGTAATGAACTAGAAACAATCCTAGGTGGTACATTCTCTGCAATTGCTAGAGACTTTATGGTTCCTATTATCCAACGAACCATCTATTTAATGATTGAAAATAATGAAATCGACCAACGTATGGCAGATCAATTTAATGAGGAAAACGGTATACTTAATATCGAAATCCTTACTGGTCTTCAATCCCTTAGCCGTGAATCAGACATCACCAAGTTACTCCAGATGGGTGAAATGGTTCGCAATCTTCCACCAGAGGCTGCTTCTTCCTTTAAGTGGGAAGCTTATGCTAGAGCCCTGATCACGGCTATGGGTTTTGATGCTAATAATTGGGTACGTTCAGCTCAAGAGATCCAAAAAGAAAAGATGGAAATGGCTAAACAACAACAACAAATGGAGATGCAGAAGATGTTTGCAGGAGCCGCTGCTCAGGCTATGGGCGGTGCTGCTCAACAGGATCTAATGCAAACTGGTGGTGCAAATATTCCACCAGAAATCAGTCAACAGGCCATGCAAATGCTAGGACAAGGAGGGATGCCAAATGGCTAAGCGAGTAGATAAGAAATCAATGCCATGTAATCAACCTAGAAAATCAACTTCTCCTGGAAAGAAGAAGATGGTTAAGGCGTGTGCTAATGGACAAGAAAAGATCATTCATTTTGGAGCAACAGGTTATGGTAACAACTATAGTTCGGAAGCTCGTAAGTCTTTCAAAGCACGGCATCATTGCGACTCTGCAGATAATAAACTAACAGCTAGATACTGGGCCTGTAAGAATCTTTGGGCTGGGCCTAGTGGTTCTAAAACACCTTGTCCCAAAGGTAGAAAGTGTAAGGGATGACTAGTAGAAAACAATCTGCCCATGCTAGACGAGAAGCCCAAAGACTACAAAGTATTACTACCTCAGTAGACAATAATACTAATACTACTTTAAATACTTTTATTAATAATACCACCACAACTATTCATGGTATTCAAACTCAATTGAATACAACTACAACATTAAATGAATCTGTAACTAACTATGTAAACTTTCAAGCAAATAGTTTAGATCCTACCTCATGGGAATCTAGAATTACTGAACTTGAAAATAATCCATCTGGTGGTGGTGGAGGTATTGACCCAACTGATCCAGATCAACCTATACTAATTTGGGATAATTTTCTTAATCAGGGTAATGGTGATGAATCTGGTACGGTAATGCCTTATCCATTCTTTGGTTCTCCTCGACCAACCAGTAGCCAAGTATTAACTCCATCAAGTTTACAGGTTTTTGAAGCAGCCTCAGAAACAAACCATATTGGTATAGTTCAGGTTGTTTTACCACAAGCTAATACATACGGAATATTATCTTTAGTTAATAGTCCAGGAACTAATTCATTTTCTTTTGCAGATTTTAATATAGTTTATTTTATTATTAAAACAGAAAGTCCAACGGATAATTATAATATAAAATTAGGTTTGTTTGATGATGTAGATGCACCCTCTCAAGGTATTTTTTTAAATGGAACTAAAGGAGCTAATTGGGTTCCTACTGTTAATGATGGTACAACAGCAACGGGAGCAACTACAGCATTAGCTAATAATACTTGGTATACAATTAAAATTCAAAAGAAAACTTCTACAAGTGTAGGATTTACAATCAATGGAGGAACAGAAGTAGTACTTTCAACTAATGTTCCTACTGGTTATTTAACTTGTGGTGTTCGTTTTGAAAATACAACTGCACTTCCAACAGAAGATATATCTTTTTTGCTTGATTTTTTTAGTCTTAAGTTAAAAGATACTGGAGTTTTATCACCTGGAACAACTGTAGTTGGTACTGCAAACGAAGTAGAAGTCACAACAGTAGGTTCTGTAATTACTATAGGTCTACCAAGCGCCATTATAGTATCTCAGGCAACCGTAGATAAGATAACCTTTATTATGGGTGGAACTTCTCCTACACTTAGCATGGGAGAACTTGCTTGGGATCCAGATCACAATGGCATTGTATATCAATTATCCTCAACAATCCATGCTCCTCTAGGTACTTCAGTTTATCAACGTGTTCATAATAGTTCGGGTACAAACATTGTCAAAGGAGAGATTGTTTATGTATCTGGTTCGCATGGTACAGATAGATTGCTAGTAGCTAAAGCTAAGGCAGATGCCGAAGCCACTTCGGCTCCTACAGTTGGTGTTGCTGCTGAAAATAAAATTACAGGTAGTGATGGATATATTGTTACTTATCGCTTACTAACTCAACTTACTACAACTGGA